GGCCGCCTACGACATCGTGCTGAAGGAGCGCATCGTCGACACGCCCGGCGGGCAATCGCTTGACGCCTACACGAGTGCGCTCGATCGCAATACGCGCAAGCTGACCGTGCAGGCCTCGATCACCACCATCTACGGCACCGCGACGGTGCAAACGACGCTCTGACATGACGATTTCGACAGTCGCCCCGACCATCGGTCCGACCGGCATCAGCGCGCCGGCGTTCCCCGACATCCTCGCGTACCTGCAGGCGCAGTATCAGGCCATCTATGGCGCGGATGTCTACCTCGGGCCCGACAGCCAGGACGGGCAATTCCTCGCCGCGATCGCGCAAGGCTATGCCGACATCAACGCGGCTTGCGTGGGGGTGTACAACAGCTTCAGCCCGTCCTCCGCGCAAGGCCAGGCGCTGTCCAGCAACGTCAAGATCAACGGCATCGCGCGCGACGTCGCATCGTTTTCGACGGTCGACCTCGCGCTGATCGGGCAGGCCAACACCACGATCCGGAATGGCGTCGTCACCGACGTATCCAACAACCGCTGGAGCCTGCCGGCCACGGTAGTGATTCCACCTGGCGGAACGATCACGGTCACGGCGACGTGCCAGAGCGTCGGCGCGATCGCAGCGGTGGCCAATTCGGTGAACGTGATTGCCACGCCGACGCTAGGCTGGCAGTCGGCGACCAACCCTGCGGCGGCCACGCCCGGCAATCCGGTGGAAACCGACGATCAGCTCCGCGCGCGCCAAGCCAACAGCACGGCACTCCCCTCGCAATCCATCCTTGATGGCATCGTGGGCGCCGTGAAGACGCTCGCCGGCGTCACGCGCGTGGCCGCGCAGGAGAACGACACCAATGCGACCGATGCCGATGGCGTGCCAGCGCACAACCTCTCGCTGGTGGTGGAGGGCGGCGATGCCGTGGCCATCGCGACAGAGATTGCGCTGAAGAAGACGCCGGGCACGCCCACCTACGGCACCACCAGCGAGACGATCACCGATCCCTACGGGGATGCGCAGGCCATCAACTTCTTCCGGCCCACCGATCGCACCGTCAAGATCGCGATCGGCATCAAGGCCCTCAGCGGTTACAACTCCACCATCGGCGATGAGCTCGTGGCCGCGCTGGTGGCGTACATCAACGCGCTGGCGATTGGCGCCGACGTGTTGCTCTCGCGCTTGTACCTACCTGCGAACCTGTTTGGCAATGCGGACAGCGCAACGTTCGAGGTGACCTCTTTGCTGATCGCGCTGGACTCTGGCACGCCCGGAAGCGCAGACCTCACGCTCGCGTTCAATGAAGCGGCGGTGTGCGCGACCAGCAATGTGACGCTCACGGTGTCCTGATGGCGCAGATCAGCGATTACATCGGGCTGATCACGTCCGAGCACGCGGACAAGCCAAAGTTCATGGCCATGGTCGCGGCCGTCGCGCAGTGCGCCGTCGACCAGATAACGCTGCTGCAGTCGATGCCGACAGCGTTTGACCTCGACCAGGCGGCGGGCGTGCAGCTCGATGCGGTCGGCCTCTGGGTGGGCCTGAGCCGCAATATCGCGGTCCCGATCGATAACGTCTATTTCTCATGGGATACGGCCGGCGTCGGTTGGGATCAAGGCGTCTGGAAGCAGCCAGGCGATCCCGACAACGGCATCACGCGCATGGACGACGGCACGTATCGCCTGATGCTGCGCGCCAAGATCGGCGCGAACAAGTGGGACGGGTCGATGGGTGGCTCCGTTTCAATCCTTCAGGATGTCTTCGTGGGCTCAGGCGTCGCCGCAAAGATCGTCGACAACCAGGACATGACGATGAACGTCGTGATGTCCGGCGGAGCGCTCTCGGCGCTGGCAAAGGCCATGATCGAGCAGGGCTACATCCCAATCAAACCCGTCGGCGTCGGTGCGACCTACACCGTCTCCTGATTCGAATCCACTGAAGCATTCCCCGAAGGCGCCGCAAGGCGCCTTTTCTTTTGGAGCAGTCCATGACAGCAGAAAACGACTTCCTGCCGTTCGCAGCGGCATCGGGAGCAAACGTCCTCGACCAGACCGACTACGCAGCAGCGTCGGCGACGGCGACGGGGTTCGTTTCAGGCGTGGCCTCTTCGGCCGCGGTGAACAAGACGCTGCGGCAAGCCAGCTTGATGGCCGCGATGATCGCGCAGTTCATCGTGCAGGAAACCGGATCAAACGTGATCGACGATGGCACGACTGCCACGATCGTGACCAACTTCATCAATGCGATTCGCGCCGCGAACCCTTCCGCCGGCGGCACGGTGACGGCCGTGTCGGGCACGGCGCCGATCACTTCGAGCGGCGGCACGACACCGGCGATCGGGATCAGTGCGGCAACCGAATCGGCCGCGGGGTCCATGTCGGCGGCCGACAAGACGAAGCTCGACGGCATCTCCACGGGCGCGCGCACGGGCACTGTCACCAGCGTGGCTATCGCTGCAGCGAACAACGGGATCAGTGCAACGGTCGCGAATGGCTCGACCGCCGCCGCACTGACGCTCGGCCTCGGCGCCATCACGCCGTCCTCGGTCAACACCGCAGGCTCCGTGACGGCGACGGGCGGCTTCCAGAAAGGCTCCTCGCTGAAGGTCAAGACCAAGCTTCGCCGCCTGGGCTACGGTCTCGCGGACCTGCTGAAGATTCACACGCGCCGCGGCCGCTACAAGAAGCGGTTCTCGAAGGACGGGCGCGGTCACCTCTTCGTGATCGCCGAGCAACTGCGGCCAATCATTCCCGAGGCCGTGTACGACCAGAACGGCCTGCTGACCGTCGACTACACCGAACTGGTGCCGCTGCTCATCGCATCGGTGCAGGAGCTTGCCGCGCGCGTGAAGAAGGTCGAGGCCCGCAATGGCTGACGGATACCGCAACGCGTCGGGCGTCGATTTCGTAAGCCTGTTCGATCCGGATGTCATAGGCGACGGGCCGACGGCGGCAGGTTACGAAAAATCCGACGGCTCACTGCTGAAATACGCGGCCTTGAAATACGGGACGAAGGGTCCGGACGTCGGCTATCGAGATTCCGCCGGAGTGGACCTCAGCAATTATTGGGCGGCTGCAGGCACTGCGCAGTATGCGCTGCCGATCAACGGGCAGACATTTTCCGCAGCTGTAAGCGGTCTCCAGAACAAAGGCGCGACTGCGCAGATTGGGTTCACTGCCAGTACCGATGGCACCTACACGGTCCAAAAAGGCACGAACAACGGTTCGGGAATGACATACGTCACGCTCGCGACCGGAACATGGAACACCAGCGGACTCCCGGCGTCGTCATGTCAGGCGCTTTACACGACGAGCATCGGCTCCAATGGGGAGACACTAAAGGGCAGCTTTGTCACCAACAACGCCGCGAGCTGGACGGCGGTTTCGTCGCCACTGGGCGCGACCGACCAGGTGGCCGTAGCTGCGACTGAAGGCAGCAAGGGCAATCTGGGCACGCTGCAAATCCAATTCCGCAACACATCAACTGGCCAGGTGTTTTCGAACAGCACCATTTACTTCGACGTGTCTGCCGACGGCTCGACGTGATTGATCTGCCGTGACCCAGATCATTCTCACAACCGGCACGTCTTGGACGGTGCCGTCGGACTGGAACAGCGCAGCCAACACCATTGAGTGCATCGGCGGCGGCCAGTCTGGTGCTGTCGGCACGACCTCAGCGCTAGGCGGCAGCTACTCCAAGGTCAGCAATCTCACGCTGACCCCCAACGCTAGTGTCGCCATCCATATAGGCGCAGGTGGCGCCGCTTCCGCGTCCGCCACGAAGAACAACGGCGGCGACACATGGTTCAACTCGACCAGCACCGTGCTGGCCCCGGGCGGTGGCAGCGGTACGACGGCTATCGGCACGACCAAGTTCACCGGTGGTGGCGGGACGTCGGTCCGTGGGGGCGGCGGTGCCGCTGGACCAGGTGGGAGCGGCAACAACCCGGTCATTATGACTGGCGGCTCAGGCGGTGGCGGCTCAGGCGGCGCTGGTGGTGCTGGTGGTGTATCACCTGCCAACGGTGGTGCTGGCACTGAGTGGGGGACCGCTGGTTCTGGTGGTGGCGGTGGCGGTACGGCTTCAACTGGCGGCACTGGGGGCGCCGGTGGTAAATACGGCGGCGCTGGTGGCTCAGCGCCCTCAACTGGGACCGGGGGAGCCGGCGCCAACGGCGTCATCGTTATCACCTACACGCCGGCAGTCACCACCATCTCGGCTGTTGGTGCGAGTGTCATCGGGGCTTTGGTATGCGCTGGCGTTCTGGCCGCGCTTAACCCGATCTCTGGCGCCCATTCCCTCGGTTCGGTGGCTGCGAATGGCGAACTCGTCCAAGCGGCCGCAACGTCGGGGACGTTATCTGTCGGCGCTGTCGCCGCACAAGGGGCGGTTGCGCAGGCGAATGCCATATCGGGTTCGCCATCGGCTGGCGCTGTCGGGACATCCGGCGATCTTCAGTTCACGCAGGCCTTCGCTGGGTCAAGTTCGATGGGACCGCTCGAAACCTCGGGCGCCCTGACGCTATCCGACATCAACGCGGCAACCAGCGACGTCGCCGTCGGCGAACTCGTTGCGGCGGGATCGCTGGCG